GATAGTCTGCGACTGTGTCCTTGCCGCTGCCAATAAAACCACATACCCCTATAATCATAAATGTCTCCTTACAAAGACAGTATACTATAGATCAATCACAAGGTCAAGAGTTTTTAGCCAATTATCCAAGAATAACCACTGCCGCCGGGTACTAGTTTCATTAGATCATCCACTAGTTTTTCCATTTCTGCAGTAGCTTCAGTTTTCATAGCAGCACCGTTGAGGCCCGATCCGCCCTGTGGTCCTGCTATCTGTGCGAATTTTTCGCGAGCCTGGCCTAGCATCATCTTGCAGTTGGCCAAGGTATAGTCCTTGATCCACTGTCCTGAATATATGTCATCTATGATGGCAAAGTCAGGTTTGGTGTTATAGACCTGTAGCATCACTGACTCTTCACCTCTGGGACGTTGATGTATGATCAATTTATGGCTCTGCGGATGCCATGTGAAGTTTATAAAAGAACCAAACATTTTACCTACCAGTTCCTGATACTGTGAGAATAATTCATATGTGGCTAATCCGCCCATGTTAGTAGATGACAACAAATAGGTATTTGAATAAGCCAAGTTAAATGGTTCGAATACTGTGCCACCTGTGCCATTACCCGTTCTAGATCCCACGCTTCGACGGAATATCTGACGAACCTGTTGTATTTCTTTGGGCAGGATGTAATCGTTAACGCTTTCAGTTATGGTTAGAAAACAATAGCTTTCCTCTACGGCGTTGTCGCTGCGCTGCCGAAACACCGCTAGGCTGCGGTTTAGGGCAGTTTCGTAGTGTATAGGGTCTAGTTCTATGTCGATCATGCCGTCGCCCAGCATGGCCTTACAGTAGTCAAAAACCTGTTGTTTTGCTTGATCAGTTGTGCTCATACTCTTATTTATTGCAGCGGTAAATATATGACTATGCCAAGACTCAGTCTCTACCGGCCCCAAAAGGGCAATGATTATCGATTTATAGATAGAACCATCTGGGAAATGTTCCAGGTTGGCGGCACGGATGTGCTGGTGCACAAATATCTTGGACCCGATGCTGCTGTACAGGGCAACACACCCTCAACGCCCACATATAACACCGACGATCCTTTTAACATACAGGATCTATTGTTCTTAGAAAATCGTGATCGCAAATATGATCCAGACATTTATCTACTTAGAGGTGTGTATAATCTTTCAGACATAGATTTTAATCTCAGCCAATTTGGATTGTTTCTGCAGAATGACACTATTTTTATCACCTTCCATATCACAGACACTGTGGAAAAGATTGGTAGAAAAATCATAGCGGGCGATGTGATAGAATTGCCGCATCTCACAGACGAGTATGCTCTGAATGATCTGCAGTATGCGTTGAAAAGATTTTATGTGATAGAAGAAGTTTCCAGAGCTGCAGAAGGATTTTCTGTGACATGGTATCCGCATCTGTACAGAGCCAAATGCAAACCATTGGTAGATAGCCAAGAATACAAACAGATCCTAGACGGAATCGCCAACACAGACTCAGACCGAGGCGCCTACAATGCTGACATCACATACTATCCTGGAGATATTGTCACAGGCGCAGACGGTAAGAAGTATGAAGTAACTCAAGAAGTCACAGGTATTGCTCCGCCAGGTGCATTAAATAATCCCTACTATGTGATCGCTGACACACTGAAAGATATTATATCAACCTACAACAAAGAAATGCAGATCACTTCAGCTGTGTTAAATCAAGCAGAAGCAGACGCTCCTAAGAGTGGTTATGACACCAGCAAGTTCTACACCCTGCAGAGAGCAGAGGATGGCACAGCAGAATTAACTTCTGTAGATGCCACGGCTGTGACTGTGGATGCTGAGACTCAGGCCACTGACATAAACGGCACACCGTTGCTTGATGCGGACGGCAATCCTATCTACGCAGGACAGACTGCTAGCTCAATGTTAATGCCCGCAGACGGCGATGGCTATAATGGATATCTCACTCGTGATGGTGTTCCTCCCAACGGTGCTCCATTCACTGCAGGTATAGCATTCCCTATCAATCCCACCGTGGGACAGTTTGCTCTTAGGACCGATTATCTTCCCAACAGACTGTTTAGATTTGATGGCAGGCGTTGGACTAAATTTGAGGACAATGTACGTATGACCATGAACAATCTCGGAGCCAGTGATGTGGGCGCGGGTGACACTTATGCTGGCAAAGATATTCGCCAGACACAAAAGGCCACATTCGTGAATAACACCACAGTGACCACTATAGATGGTCATGAGACCAAAGAAAAACAAAGCCTTACCAAGGCACTTAGACCACAGGCGGACGAATAATGGATTTTTTCTATGACGGTCAGATAAGACGCTATGTAACACAGTTCATGCGTGTGTTCATAGGCTTCAAATACAAGGCAGGCAATGGTGATGAGATCAGTGTGCCTGTGAGCTATGGTGACATGACTCGCCAGGTAGCTGCCATCATCAAAGAAAATTCAGAAAATAAAATGCCGTCAGTGCCTAAGATCAGCTGTTATATCAGTGCTCTAGAAATGGATACATCACGGCTCAGTGATCCTACATTTATTTCTAAGGTGCATGTGAGGGAACGCAGATTCACAGATGCTGCGGGAACTAGAGAATATCAAAATGCGCAGGGTGGCAACTATACCGTAGAAAGACTAATGCCAACTCCTTTCAAGATGACCATGAAAGCAGACATATGGACTTCTAACACAGATCAAAAGCTGCAACTGTTAGAACAGATCTTGGTGCTGTTTAATCCCAGCCTCGAACTGCAGACCACAGACAACTATCTAGACTGGACCAGTCTCAGCACACTGTATCTTACCAGCACTAACTTTACTTCCAGAACTATTCCTGCCGGAGCAGAAAGTGAAATAGATGTCTGTACCTTGGACTTCGAAATACCAGTCTATATCACTGCACCCGCGAAAGTAAAAAAATTAGGTATCGTACAGACTATTATTTCAAATGTGTTCACAGAAACTGGAGATGTTGCTGATCTCGAACAGTTAATTTACAATCGTGAAAAACCAACAGTATCTATAGTAACTAATTCTAGTAACAGATATCGTGTGCTGCTGTTCAAGTCTAACACAGGCAACCTCACAGACAATCAGTATGACCTCACGCTGGTCAATCCTGACGCAGCAGTCTTATCACTGGGATTAGATGCACAAGAATATAAAAATGGTGAGCCCGTAGAATGGGATCGTATCCTAGAAGTACAGGGCGGATATGTACCAGGCAGCGATGTGTTTTTCCTCAAAGACAGTGACAGTGAAATTGTTGGCACATTTGTGATCAATCCTTTAGATAGAACAGTATTGGCTGTGACTCTAGATCCAGATACCTATCCTGCTAACTCAGATATAGCAAGTGCTATAGAAACTCGTGGCACCGTGGATGCTATCATCGATCCTTACAAATACAATCCTCTAGAAGTGTATGGTAATCATGCTGGTATTCCTATAGGTTTGAGATTCCTCATGTTAGAGGATGTCAACAACAGTGCGAATCGCGGAGGATTCATCGAATACCCTAGTAATCCCGCAGACAGCACCAATGTGCCTTATCGCGGACCACAGGCTTGGCGTGAGCCCGGCAACGACGATTCGTCATGGGAAAACCAGGACGGCACTGATCCTGTAATCACAGCTAACTCCATCATAGAATGGTCCGGAGCTAAGTGGAACACCATCTGGGATCCCGATGATAACACCTTACAAGATGATGCCGTTATTGATCAAGATTTCGAAGCCACCTATATCCAAAACATCCGCACAGGTATCAAATACAAATGGGACGGAACCCAATGGCTCAAGGCATTCGAAGGCGAATATCTGCCAGGACGTTGGAACTTCAGGATGGTCTGACGCTAAGTACTCACATGCAACAGCGTGCCGGACTGCTATTTTTAGCCAAAACCACAGGTAGAATACTGTTGATCCTCGAGGATCAACGATGGACTGTGCCTACTTTCGTGAGGGCAGGACCTTTGTTGGAAGACAGTGCTCCGCTGCTCAAAGATTATGCCACAGGCAGAATACTGCCTATTGAGCTGTATCTGTCAGAGGATCGAGGATTTGAATACGGCACCTATGTGTGTGTGGTGGATCAAGAATTTCTAAACTCTGCGGTGCGGACTGTGTGCTGGGCCGATCTAGACGATCTTCCTAAACAACTGCACCTGGGTTTGAAAACCACACTGAACAATCAAGTCATAAGAATCAAAATTGAAACTATCATGGAGTTAGAAAATGTCAAGCCTACTACAGAAATCTAGTAGATTTCAACAAGACCACGAACGGTATCTAGCCAAGATCGAACAGATTCCAGAAAGTGAGTTCAAACTAGAAGTCAAAGAGCTGCTGAACAAATTAGTCGCTGAGGTTAGAAAACTAGATACCATGCACATGGAAATGATCTACACCAAACAGATGCCATCAATGGGCGCAGATATGAAACAGGACATCTTGACTCTTAGGAAAAAACTAGACAGCAAACTCAAAAGTCTAGACTAGTCTCTCTAATTAGATGCTGCCAAAGTTCTTGATGGTTATGGTGCCCACCATGCCGGCATGTGATTGACACTGATATCTATAGTTGCCTGATATAGAATCAGGAATCTTCCAATATAGAGTACCCGATGTCATCCCCTGTGCTGACGAACCTGTGGTCACTACTCCCGCTGTGGTAACATGCACCAAACCAGTGTTATAGGGTGTGCCTGTGTTGTCCTGTATCAAAAATGGATGACTGCCAGCCAGTCCGGCTAAATTAAATGCTATGGTAGTAGCATTGATGGCATATACTGTAGGGTCATCTGTGGTGCCGTATTGATCAAATCTGTATGCCGTGATCCCATTAGCAGTTACATTAAGTCTAGTAATTGCTGGTAGATAAAACTGATCCACGGTCAATCCCGCTGCGTCACTTAGACCGGTGAATGCAGTCGCACCTGCGGAGACTGTGCTAGTTATGGTCACTGTGTCTGTGCCTGCATCTGTGGTAATAGAAATACCTGTACCGCCTGCCAGTGTCAGTGTATCTGTGGCAGAATCTGCTGCTACGTTACTCTGTCCGGTGACTGCTACTGTAGAAAATGTATTTTGAGCACTACCGCTATTAGTTATAGTAACAGTATCTGTACCAGCATCTGTGGTTATAGTAATACCTGTTCCTGCTACCAAGGTAAGTGTATCTGTAGCAGAATCAGCTACAACGGAACTTTGTCCAGCTACTGCTATGGTAGCAAAACTGTCAGAGGCACCTCCACCTGCAACTGTAGCCCAAGTGTTATCGCCTCTGAGATAGGTAGTAGCATCTCTAGTCCCAGACGCTCCTAATCTCAGCACAGAAACTGTGCCGCTGGTAAGTTCAGTGGCGTTCAACGCAGTAAGATTGACTCCGCTGGCAGCAGGCAAAGTTGCAGGAAGTGCTGTGAGATTTGCGCCGCTTACTGCGGGTAATGTAGCTGGGAAACGTGCATCTGGTACGGTGCCTGAAGTCAATTGTGTGGCATTTAGGGCAGTGAGTGATGCTCCTCCGCCACTGAAGTTGGTGGCTGTAAGTAAGCCGGCATCTGAAATTGTGGCAGAACTGTTTTGAATAATTGTGCCTGTGGTACCGTCATAGCGTATGACAGCGTTATCCACATATCCGCCACCTGAACTTAGCACATCTCCTGAACCTGAACCCGAAGCACCTGCTGGTCCTTGTGGTCCAGTAGGACCCGGAACACCCACAGCCGAGGTGGCCTGCCGAGATCCATCTGCAAATACTATTTCATTTCCTACCACAACATCCGAATCAAAGGCCACTGTGGGAGTGAATGTGATAGTGGAACTGTCAGCGGAATCTATTGTGGTTCCTACAAATGTAATACTACCTGTACTGGTGGTTGAATTAATGGTTATAGTATCTGTACCAGCATTGGTGGTAATAGTGATATTAGAGCCAGCGACTAGAGTCAATGTATCAGCAGTAGAATCAGCTATCACAGAGCTCTGTCCAGCAACGACAACAGTGCTAAAAGAGTTTGGCAAACTGGATTCGCTGGCTACAGGCACCCAAGCACCCGCATGGGCATAATACAATTTTCCTGTATCGTGTACGTGTGCTACCATGCCATGATAGTCTACCGGTGAAACTTCTGCGTTAAGATCTACCAGTGTATCCCAGTGAAATCTTATGCGATTTTTTTGACCTGTAATGTCTATTACTCCAGATAATATCAGAGTATTTGTGCTGTCATCTAACCAAGTCAGTGCGGTAAGATCATTGACCTGAGAACCATTGCTGGGATAGTAGGCTATTCTACCTGCTACTCCTGTCTGAACTCCACCGCTAAATCCTGCTGAATTAGCTTTGGCTAAAAATACAGCATTAGATATATTGGTTAAATCGGTTTTAGCGAGACTAATCCCACCTAACACATTTCCATCATACAATCTCAGTGAGTTTTGATCTCGATCGTAAAAAATTTCACCAGATGTGCCGGTTTTTCGATCAAGAAAATCAGTGTCTCTTGGTATTATTCTAAAATTTTTCAGTGGTAGTGACATAAGAGTCCTGTCTATTATTATATTTATTCAGAAATTATGATAAGAAACACCATGTTCAGAACTCATCTTGAGGCAATATTTCAAAAATAAATAGAGCTATGCGAAATTTTTTAAGATATAATGCCTCAAGTTAGTTTAATTGTTGTTGATAACTTTTTTGATGATCCTGACTCTGTTAGAGATCTTGCTCTAAGTGTTCCTTATAATTTCATAGCTGATTATCCCGGAATGAGGACTAACGGAATCTACAAAATTCAAAGTCTAGAATTGAAAGAAAAATTTGAAAAAATTTTGAATCAAACGATCTCTAGATGGGATTTATTTGATGGCGATAGTAAAAAACATATGAATACCTGTTACCAATTATGTCTGCATAATGACACAACTTGGATACATCATGACTACACTCAATGGGCAGCAGTAATATATCTAACACCCGACGCTGATCCGGATAGTGGTACTGGGTTTTTCTCTCATATCGAAACCGGGATAAGCGTTTGGGATAAAAATGATCCCGGAACTGACTTTAATAGAACTGACGATATGTACGATATAGATAAATGGCAGTTAATTACTGAAGTAAAAAATCTGTACAACCGAATGATTTTGTATAGGGCCGATCAATATCATAGAAGTATGATTCCGGGATTTGGTAATAATTATCTAACTGGTCGATTAACACAGGTGTTTTTCTTTGATGCAGATTAATAAAGATATTATCATAATAAATGATTTTTATCCTGATCCGTTTAAAATACGAGAGCAGGCTCTTTCTATGGCTCCTTTTCCTATAGTTAATGAGCTACCAGGGCAAAGAACCTTTGGTGTTGCAGAGGAACAGAGTATAGAAATTAAATTAAGATTTGAAGAAATTCTTAATACAAAAATAAATGATTGGGGATTTTTTAAAAAAATATATGATAAAAATAATACGGCATTTCAATTAATAAACAAATATGAGACTAATTGGGTACACCACGACGACACTGATTGGGCCGGAGTTCTATATCTTACGCCAACTCCCGATCCCGATAGCGGCACTGGATTTTTTACACACAAAGAAACAGGAGTATACTGTTGGAACCCAAAAGATCCTACAACTGATTTTAATTTCAGTGACGACAAGGATGATTTTTCTAAATGGCAGTTAAATTTAGAAGTAAAGAATCAGTTCAATAGATTAATTTTGTATAAAAGTAAACTTTATCACAGCAGTATGAAACCGGGATTTGGTGAAAACTATTTAAATGGCAGATTAACCCAGGTATTTTTCTTTAATTTATGATACAGCATTTTAACAACGTTCTTCCAAAATTCTATTTGCAGGACATTCAAAGTAAAATTTTCAGTTCAGATATTACGTGGGTGCATCATAACGAAACCGCTGGCGGATACAACGGCAACTACTCCTGGATCGATGATGATAACACTGAAGAAACTGACCTATTCAGTTACAAACCTCCCAAAAACGACAATGAAAAATTATTTTCGTATGATGTTTTAGTCTACGCAATTTCTGAACTGATAGGGCAGACGTTCGAATTAGAAAGAATTAAGACAAATCTCATGTTACCTAAATCTAAATACAAACCCGACGGTTATAATCGCCCACATGTGGATTATCCTGAACCAGGTATGAAAACTTTCTTGCTGTATCTTAACGAGTCTGATGGTGATACTTTTATATTTGACAAAACATATACAGGAGAAGATCCCGGACAAATGAGTGTAATAGAACGAGTGACCCCAAAACAAAACACAGCGATATTGTTTGACAGCAATAGATATCATGCAAGTTCTATACCCACACTTACCCAACGTTCAGTAATAAATGTGGTATTCTGGGAACCAGGGTTTAAACAAAAGTATTGGGAAGACCAGCAGATAAAAATGCAGGTTCCTTTTGATCCCTTGCCTGAAACATTCCAAGGAACTAATCATATAAAAACATTTTTCCAAAAAAGATGACTGATATAATTGTTATAGATAATTTTTTTGAAAATCCCCATGATGTCAGAGAATCTGCACTCAGTAAAAGATTTGATCGTTTTGGTCGATACCCGGGCATGAGAACATCGGGAGTCGATGATCAACAATCTTGTTTTTTAAAAAATAAATTTGAAACAATTCTGCATCGGAAAATAAAAAATTGGACCAATTGTCCAGATGGCAAAGGAAATATGAATACCTGTTATCAACTTTGTTTAGAATACGACGAAAGCTGGATACATCACGATGGAACTGATTATGCCGCGGTGGTTTACCTAACTCCTGAACCCGACTTAGATAGCGGAACTGGTTTTTTCCTTCATAAAAACCGTAAAATTGCTAGATGGGATCGTAAAGATGATTCCACAGACATGAACAAAAACCCCGATCTAGCCAATCAAGAAGATTGGCTATGCCATGCTGAAGTAAAAAACGTTTTTAATAGGCTGGTGTTATATCGAGGAGAACTATATCATCGGAGCATGAAACCTGGATTCGCTCGCAATTATGTCGAAGGAAGACTCACACAAGTTTTTTTCTTCGACATAATTGATTTCGATAAGTAACGGTATGATACAGTATTTTGAAAATTTTGCATCCAGTTTCCTTCAATCCGATATTGAAAATGAAATTTTAAAGTCAACGTCGTGGCTTTGGCAGTATCGTTCCGAAACCGCAGGCCAATACCCAGGGGATGACTTTGCCTGGATTGAGAATCAAAGTACTGAAGACTCTCCGCAGTTAATTCATATTATTAACAATGACTCAAAAGATATGTCTTTTATTAGTCCGTTAGTTTACAACATATTCGAGGTTGTTGGGTATAAATTACAATTTCAAAGAATTAAAGCAAACTTGTTATGGCCAAATGCTAACAGAAAAAATCCAAATTCGTATCATAGACCGCATGCAGATCACGGAAGAAATGATGCTAAAACTTTGATTTATTATGTAAATGACAGCGACGGTGATACTGTTATTTTTGATAAGATTTGGACTGGTGAAGATCCGGGGCCGTTAACAGTAGCAGAACGTATTCGACCCAAACGCGGGTCTGCAATACTATTTGATAGTGTACGTTATCATGCAAGCTCTAGTCCAACTACAGATGTTCGATCAGTTATTAATTTTATATTTTGGCCGAGGCAGGTTGACCTTCAAGATCCACAAGGATTGGCACCACCTATTCCAACAACCATTCCATTAGGAAAAGGATTTACAAGACAATGAAAGTAAAAAAGGTAGTCGTAGTGGGTGGCGGTACTGGTGGTCTCATCACCGCACTTCTGTTAAAAAATGCTCATCCTTATATCGATGTAGATTTAATAGAATCTAAAAACATCGGCATAATCGGTGTAGGCGAGGGTAGCACTGAACACTGGGCTAAATTTATGAAGAACTGTGATATCAGTCTGCATGAACTAGTGAGTGAAACTGATGCTACATTTAAATATGGCATAAATTTTGCTAACTGGAATGGTGATGGACAAAGTTACATACAATCAGTAAATGGCGAAATGAACTTCACGGGGCCGCACGGTATAAAATTTGTTTATGCTAATCTAGTCTCAAAAAATATGAATCCTCTATTTCTTACTAAACCGTATGTAATAAAAAGTGAATTACTAGAAAACAACTATAATATAAATCAGTTTCATTTCGACACATTTAAATTGAATCAGTTTCTCCATAAAAAATGTTTTAAAAAAGGAATAAAATTAATTGAGGCAGATCTAGATCAAGTAGAATTACACGAAGATGGTTCCGTGAAATCTATAAAGGCTGTTGACGGAAGAACGTTTGAATATGATTTTTATGTAGACAGCACAGGGTTTTCGAGATTAATAATCAACAAAGCCATGGGAATCAAATGGATCAGTTATTCTAAGTATCTTCCTATGAACAGTGCTATCGCATTTCCGACCGAACGACTCGAAGAAATTCCAGCATGGACATTATCTAGAGCAATGCAATCTGGGTGGTTATGGAGAATTCCCACTCAAGAAAGATTTGGTAATGGATATGTGTTCAGTGACCAATTCTTAGATTTTGATGGTGCCCAGAAAGAAGTAGAACAATTATACGGTCATCCTATTAAGGTGGCTAAGAAAATTAAATTTGATGCAGGATGTCTAGAAAAATCATGGCATAAAAACTGTGCAGCAATTGGTCTTAGCAGCAGTTTTATCGAACCGTTAGAAGCTAGTTCTATTGGTACGTCGATTCAACAAGCCATGATATTGTGTGAAGTTCTGCCTTATTATGTTGATAATAATACCAAAGCCGAAAAGATATTTAATAAGCATTCAGATGAAATATTACAGAATATTTTAGATTTTGTAGCATTACATTATATTACAAAAAGAAATGACACAGAGTTTTGGCAAAGTGTTAAGACACTGCCGAGACCGCCCGGACTAGAAGAAATGTTAGAAATTTACAAAAACAAATTTCCTTCTGATTTAGATTTTGATAACAAGCGGGTTCTGTTTCAAGCCGGTAATTGGATACTAGTCATGCATGGGTTAGGAATGATGGATCCGTTAATAGCTCAAAAAGAAATTGAAAAACTTCCCGAGTTAACAAAAAATAATATAGATGCACATATGCCTCCTAATTTTAACGACAGGAATCAAACTTGGATCAGTCATAGACAGGCAATTAATAATATCTTAGGCCTATGATGTTTATTTTTAAAAAAAAGAAACTGTCGGTAGACTGTTTCATAGCTAATAGTCATATCGCTGAATTATTTCCTATATGCCATACAATTAAAAAGATGCCCGAATGGTGGAGATCCATTCCAAAAACTACCGATGTTCAAAATTTTCCTGTAGAGATGAGCACGATAAAAAGATGTCCCGGTTTTAAGGATCTCTTTGCTAACAGCGTCTGCATACCGGCCTGGAGTGAATATCGATTATATCAAGATCCTAATTATGGTTTTAGCCATGCTGCCCCTAATTCTGTAGCTATAGGTAATCAACATCAAGAAGGGCAAATAGAAGGGTCTTTTCCTAATTATCAACATTATAAATTAATCAGTCCTTGGTTATTAAAGGAAAACAGCGGAATTTATTTTTCTATGGTGCAGGCTAGCTGGCACATGCAGGACCCTTGCGGTTTTCATATACCTACAGGGTGTTTAGAATTCAAATATCAGCATTCTACGCATATAAATTTAGTTTCGCCTAAAAAAGAAAAATTACACGAACACACAATCGATGCTGGTTCTCCTCTGGTATACTTAATACCGATTACTGATAAAGAAATAAAATTAAATATTCAGGTAGTAAATGAAAATGAAATTAACAAATTAAAAACATATCATCATAGTTTTTATAATAGTTATGAAATAACTAAAAAAATACTAAGGAAAAAATGAATAATTTAAATTTTATAGAAATTTATCATAACACGCTGTCTTTTGACGAATGCGAAAATATTATTAAATATTTTGAACAGATGCGGTCTAATAATCTAGTATTTTCTAGACAAGATCTGCGTGATGGAGAATTACATCAAAAAAACGACGAATCAATTTTTTTAACACAACCAGAAACATATTTATTGCATCAAACGCACCCAATCTTAAGACTGTTAGTGAATAGTGTTTACGATTGCTATACACAATATGCAAAAAAATTTAGTGTTTTAAAAGAATCAAAACTTCATGGAATAAATAGCGTTAAATTACAAAAGACCGAAATCGGTGGCGGATATCACAACTGGCATTATGAAAATAATGGTACTTCCGAGGCAAGTAGATTTTTAGCATTCACAGTATACTTAAATGATGTCGAGGAAGGCGGTGAAACAGAATACCTATATCAAGGTCTACGAGTCCCCTGTAAACAAGGTTCTATAGCCATGTGGCCAGCAGCATTTACACATCCTCATAGAGGAAATCCTCCCCTTAGCAATCAAAAATATATTGCTACAGGTTGGATACAATTTTTTGAATGAGATTATACACAATAAAGGAAAAAAATGAGCAAGCAAGAGGATTATATTGCAAAAAAAAGCGATTCAGATGACTATGAAGTACACGGATTATTTCCCATTCCAGTATACATTAGAGAAAATTATCTAAAAGAAGAAGATCTTGATCTATTTAAAACATTAAAAGATTCACCGAGATCACCCCACGTAGATAATACTCCGCTGTACGGAGATCGTAGCGAAAATTCATATGTGTTAAATCTGCCTCATATGATTCCTATGAAATTAAAAATTGAACAGCATGTCACCGAATATGCGAATTGTGTTTTGGCGCTGGCAGGAGAATATAAAATAACTCAAAGTTGGCTATCGGTCAAAACTCCAGGGCAACGTCATATCATGCATAGTCATGGAAATTCTATAATTTCCGGCACCTTTTATTTTGATAATACTGAAGAGGTCGAAGGTTTAACTTTTATGAAAACAGAAGTAGCTAATTGTTGGCAAATGTCTCCTTTGAGAAATCCCAATGTCAACAATCAGTTCAGTTTTACAGAAATCACAGTCGACATAAAAAACAATATGTTAATATTGTTTCCTTCATATCTTTGTCATAAAGTTGCAGGAAACGAAACAAAAAATGAAAGATATTGTCTAGCATTTAACTGTATTCCTAAATATGGATTAGGGTTTGAAAAAGACCTAACCGAATTAGAATTTAACAGAATAAACAGAGATGATTAGTAATGCCGTTTGATCTATGGTTTCCGACTCCGATACTTTCGGAGAAAATAGCCAATCATAAATCTATTAATGAATCGCTATTGGTTAGAATTTCTGAGATACAAGAAACGATTCCGACAGGTGGTAGCAATTGGATCGGCAGACCGTATAATACCTGCGGAACATTTAATGTTGCAGACGACGAGGTTTTTTGTGATGTTAAAAAAGAAGTCACTGCTTTTGTGCATTTGTTTGCATCTAGGTTGGGCGTGGACGTCAATAGAAATAAATTTAGATGCACAGAAGGGTGGCTCAATGTTTATAGACAAAACGATTTTCAAGAATTCCATCATCATGCCGGGCATCAATTCTCAGCGGTATATTATATAAAAGTTCCTGCAGATAGTAGTCAGCTCGTTTTTGAAACTCCATTGGCTCCGGATATGAAACCATTACCGATATCGTTACACAGCTTTGTCACCGATACTAGGGCTAAGTACAGCGTGGAAGAAGGGCAGGTAATAGTTTTTAGAAGCAATCTACGACATTGTGTTCCTTCACATCAAGGCATACAGGAAAGAATCAGTGTGGCATTCAACTTTGATTAATCATGAATTTTAAAATTTTACATCCATTTTCTCCTCCCATTTATAAATCAATGTTGGATCAAAGTCATATTGATCTGTTGAAAGAAATATCTAAGAATAGTAGGGACTGTAAACAAAACGTTGGGCACACGTTGGCAGGAAATATTTATGAGCAGTATCAAGCAATAATGGATGTGCCGCAGACACAAATTTTTTATCAAGAAATTAACAAACATGTTTCAATTGCCTTGAAAAATTTTGAAAAAAAATATTTCAAGAATCCCAACGAAGAAGAAAAATTTAACAATATAGATTTTTCTTTTGGCGAAGGAGCCTGGATAAATTTTCAAAAATCTGGAGAATTTAATCCTATTCACCACCATACCGGAATATTAAGTGCAGTAATTTATATTGATGTTCCAGAAAAGATAGCAGAAGAAAATAAAATAAAAAACTCAAATGCTCCGTCGTCAGGAGCTATCTGTTGGATTTATGGCAATGCAGCTGGTAGTATGCTGTGTACAGACTATATGCATACTCATCAACCTACTACTGGTGAGATCTTTATTTTTCCTTCAGGACTGCAACATTTGGTATATCCTTTTTCTTGTCAGGTTGAAAGAATAAGTATGAGTTTTAACGTGTATGATGTGAAATTTAAAACATGAAGTTTCTAGGATTAAGACTCTGCGATCATGATTCAAACATAGCTTACGCAGATGGCACAGAAATAAAATATATTAAATCGGAAAGATTACATCAGATAAAGCACCACGGGTATAACGATTTCCATTCCTATATTGATGATATAAAAAATTGGGGGATAGATTTCAAACAATTAGATGCTGTGTGTATAGTTGTAGACCAAATCAAATTAGATTTTGAAAAAGATGATGTATTACAGCAACAGGCTCCACAATTTCTTCCTGAAATCGAATGTCCAATTTATATTATCGATCATCACTACGCACATTCCCTAAGTTGCTGGCCCGTTGTTGATCTAGATACGGTTAGCACTGCATTCGTATTCGACGGGGTAGGCGACTTTCATATAACCAATTCCGTCTTTAAAAAAGATCAAAGAATATCTAAATCTAATGTGTCGGGTATAGGTGTGCTGCTTTCAATGTGGGGAAAGTTTGCAGGCATAGATGGGCACCCGTTAGACATAAGTGGCAAAGTCATGGCATTGAAATCCTACGGTGAAATCAATGAAAACTTTGTTAAAAAATTCGATGAGCTATCTATCTTAGATGCGGCTACAGTATTTGATCTGTACCACTGGTTACCTTATTTAAGAGCCTCTAACGCAGATTTTACTGAGATTAAACCAGGAAGTGTAGATTGGATTGCCTCAATACATCAATGGATAGAAAATAAGATGCCTGAATATTTTTTACAATTTGCAGATCCAAACGAAGTTGTAACTTTTTCGGGAGGTGTTGCACAGAATATCTGCATCAATGCCAAGTTGCGTAAAATTTTTAAAAATTTGCATATAATTCCACACAATCCGGACGACGGACTGTCTTTAGGCTGCATTGAATTTCTACGACAAAAATATCATCAGCCTAAATTTAACAACAATAATTTTCCTTATTGGCAAGAAGAAAAGTCTCCAGAAAATCCAACAGACAGCACTATTGCAGAGGCAGCACAGATGTTGGCTGATGGAAAAATAATAGGTTGGTTTCAAGGCCAGGGAGAAATTGGACCAAGAGCACTAGGTAATAGATCTATCTTGATGCGACCAGATATTATAGACGGTAAAAACATTATCAATTCTAAGGTAAAATTTAGAGAGGAATTTCGACCATTTGGATGTAGTGTCATTGAACACCTTTCAGAAAAATATTTTGAATGTGATTCAACTAGTCCTTACATGTTATACAGTTACAAGGTTAGAGATCCAATATTATTAAACTCAATTACACATGTTGATGGAACCAGCAGGATACAAACCGTAAACAAAAATAACAACACGATTTTCTATAAACTTCTAGATAAATTTTATCAGATCACAGGATTACCTGTACTGCTCAACACTTCCCTGAACGTAAATAGAAAACCCATCGCATCTACGGAAAATGATGCAATGGGTGTGTTAGCTGAATCCGACTTAGATGCTGTCTTCGTAGGCGATAGAATCTATATTAAGGATTGAACGGATAAGTTGTATCTGGTAAACTAATTTTTGGATTTTGCATTATACTGTCGTCAGGAAATGCACCTTTTATCGTGCCCACAGCACTGCCTCTCCAAGGCAAGTTAGGATCATTTTTAGGAAATTGATCTTTTACAGCTTTAACCATATCATAAAATTCATCAACTTTAGGTAATGCACCTTCGTCCATGGCATGCCATAGTGCATCCAACTGTTGACCGACATCAGGATAAGAGACCTTTCTAAGCATTGAATATTTTACACGCTCATCCCATTCTGCTTGTATCTTTGCGAGATACGTCTCTACAACTTCTTTAGAAGGAGGAGTCCAACTAGAACCTTCAGGAATATCAAAATGAAGATGTTCATAGTCATATTCTTTCGTTTCGAGATTTTCGTCACTTCTAAAGCTCGCTCCGGGGCATAGCAAAGCAACGGCTTCGATTAATTGTGGTCTTGTAGGAAATTGAAATCCCATATTACGTTCTCCAAAAAATTATATGTGTATTTATTGTCGTATCTCAGTGATACGTCCAAAACTCGTGCCGTTTTCATGATTGTTCTGGCCGGCCGATCCTGTAGTACGATTCCAGTTAAATGTTCTTGTTCCGCCATCTGTGGAAGCAAGAGAAGGTTCGTAGTAGATAGCGGATGTGGTATTAGGAAAATCATAGTAGAGTATTTTTACTTGCTTAGGAGTTGAGCTGTTATCGGGATCATACCATGCCGCGTTGATAAAGCTGTGATTGTTCTGTCCAGTGTCTTGATTAAATCCCGCATATGTTCCGGTTATAATGCTGCCGTTTCTGCAGATCCGTATTCCGGCATCGTGATTATTAGGTTCTCCACTTATAAAATATTCTACGATAATTAAACTGTTGGTATATGTAGGAGTGATATTTAATCTCATACTGGTCTGTATGGTCCCCGGATAACTCGTGGGCATACTAGTCTGAGGTCTAGCATCAAATCTAATCACTGCAGTCTGTAACACAGCACCGGTGTAATTCATATTGGCTCTGCCTATACTGAGGTTGGCAAAAGAACCATCAGTTAATCCTGTAGCGGCCAAAGATGCATTGGGGAGACTATTTAAACTAGCACCAGAACCTGAGAGAGTGGTAGCACTGATATTTCCTGCTATAGTGGTTGCTTGTAGGGTTGCCATGGGTTATACCTTATTGTCTAATCTCAGTGATACGTCCAAAACTCACACCATTTTCATGATTGACCTGTCCTGCACTGCCTACGGTGCGATTAATAAAAAACGTTCTTGTGCCGCCGTCATTGCTGCCATACACAGGTTCATAGTATCTAGCGGCAGTGCTGCCAGGAACATCATAGTAGGTTAAGAGTGAGCAGGTAGGGGTTGAACCCGTGTCCTGGTCATAGAATGTGTCTCCCAACAGATAACTGTGACTGTTTTGTCCCACATTTTGATTGAACTGTGCATAGGTACCGCCTACAAGATTTCCTGCATTGGTGGAAACGAACCATCCCGAATCGTGATTGTTGGCTTCGCCGTGGATCCACCATTCGCATATTATGAGACTGTTGGAGTATAGCGGTGTTATATCTAATCTCAGCTGAGTCAATCTCGTGCCGCCGGTGGTGGCGTTAGTGGGACCACTGTAACTGGGTCTGGCATCGTAGCGTATCACTCGAGTCTGTAGCACTGCTCCAGCAAAGTTGAGTTTGGTATTGGTAATGGCATTGGCATTGATCTGTGCATTGGCCAATGTGGTGCCTGCGAGATTGCTAGAAGTTAATCCGGTAACACCCGAAGCACTGCCGCTGAATGTCGTCGCTGATAATGTTCCTGTTACTGTAGTTCCTTGTAGTGTTGCCATAATTTATACCTTATTGTCTTATCTCAGTGATTCGTCCCCAACTAACACCATTTTCATGATTGTTTTGACCACCGCTGCCAATAGGCCTATTTTGATAGTAGGTTCTGGTGCCGCCATCTGTGCTGGCTGTGGCGGGATCATAGTATGTGCTTGATGTGGTATTAGGAAAATCGTAGTACAAGAAACTGGCGCTTTGCGGAGTGGAGTTGTCGTCCGCGTCATACCACTCTGAATTGATAAAACTGTGATTGTTCTGTCCAGTGTCTTGATTAAATCCTGCATATGTTCCGGTTACGATACTGCCGTTCCTAGCCACTCGAAAACCTGCATCGTGACTGCCGCATTCGCCGTGCAGTCTCCATTCGCAGATAATAAGACTATTGGAGTACGTGGGTGTTATAGTAAGGCGAAGACTGCTGACCAGTGTTCCTGGGTAACTAGTGGGTGTGCTCCATCCTGGTCTAGGATCATATCTCACCATGATGGTTTGTAAAACTGCACCCGCATATCCCATTTTAGTTCTAGAGATTGTATTATCCGCTATCTTATCG